TGATTGCCCAGCTTGTCCAACACACCCAACTGGCTGCTAATCGCGTCCAGTCGTTCACGCACCACTGGCGGAACACCTTCCCACGGGTCGGCGGCCTTTACTTCTGGCTCATCTACCTTTGGTTCTGGTTCGGCAACAACCGGCTCTTTGGTACCCACGGCGGCTGCATCAGCGGGCGCCACGGATTCATCAAAAGCGGCTTGTTCTGCCGCGCGCAATTGCTCAGGTGTTAGTTCGGGATCGCTCAAGCGGCCTCCACAAAAACAAAAACCGCCAGAAGGCGGTCGAAAAAAACCGGCTTTCGCCGGTCGGTGTCGGAATTAACCCTCCGCGGGTTTCGCCGGGCTTGGTTCAACCAAGGCCAGCAATGCTTTGCATTCTGCTATTCGCCCCCGCGTTCGTGCGGTGAGCGTTGCATCCAGATCGCCATCGTTTTTTGCGCGGTGCTCCACAATTCGCCCCTCGATCAAGGCCCGCACCTTGCGGTAACACGGCGTTTGCCGGTCGGCTTCGCTCAGGACTTCCATCAATGAGTTGCTATGCGCTCAGCGCGATACCAGTTCGATCCGCGATCACCCTGCGCCGCGTCAATGCACATTTGACCGGCTACCAGTTGGCCCATGACATCAGGCGCTTTCACCCATTCGGGAACCTCATGCTCATGCAGCGGATGCCAGTCGCCGCGCCCGTAGACGGATGTGTAGATTACGAGTATGGCTTTCGATTTTTTTTTCAATGTGTATACGCCCTACCGTTAGCCGCACGCCCAGCCGGCTCAACCGGCGGCTTGCTCATCTGCACGGCATGCGCCTCACGCTGCATTTCCCGCTGCGCCCTGATCTTGATCGCCGTGTCACCCAGCTTGGCCTTGATTTCCGACAGCACTTTTTGTTGATCCGATGTCAGCCCGGCCCGCGCCAGTTCCGCGTCAATCCCGGCTATCAGCAGCTTGAATTCGCGCTCATGCGCACTCTCTGACGCCTCGAATTGCTGCTCCATCTGGGCCAACTGCATGTCTTTCTGCGCGTTCAATTGAGCCACGGCAATGCGCGGATCGTTCTGCGATTGTTTCTGCGCGGCTTCCTGCATTTGCTGCAATTCTTCTGGCGTGTATGAAACGCGCGACGGGTCAAACTTGTTGACCTTCATGATCTCGGCGGCGATCAATTTGGGATTAATCCCAAACGCCGGATTGAGGGACATTTGCAGCGCCTCTTTCAGGAATTGGGCATCTGCGCCGATATCAGGCGGAGGCAACACTACAACCTCACAATCGCCCTTCTCGGACTCGTCCTCACCGTATTCCTGCAACCATTCGTAATACCGCCGGATATGCGGGCCGATGCCGTTATCATCAAACATCACCGCCGAACGGCTAGCCACCACGTTGGTATTGGCATTGAGGATTTGCACCACGCCCAACACGTCAGGCGCTTCGCCCTGCTGCCCCTGCATGATCGCCGGTAACCCGGTCACGTCCTCGCACATTTTGAGGTAGAACCGGATCATCTCCATTAACTCGCGCTGTCGCGAGTCGATCTGAAACACCTGGAATGCGTGTGCCACCTGTTGAATGTCAGCGTCGTGCTTGACCGTCCACACCTTCGGGCTGGTGACATCGTAGCTGCCGTTGTGCGGACTCAGCAACCCCTCGCGAATCACGATCTGCGGCCCAGCCGATACGCCGGCATTTTCCGCCCACCGTCTGGCGGCCCCGGTAATCAATCTCTGCGGCGTGCGCAGATCGCGAGCGATGCCCACGCCCCACCAATGGCCCTTCACGCGACTGCATGGGATCACATCGTATGGGAACTTGCCGCTATCCAGCGGATTCGTTCCCATGCGGATTACATGCTCGTTCACCATCATGAGCATGACCGGAACAGTTTCGTTCTCGTCTGCGCACTCGCAGCCAGCGGCCTCAACCTCCGGCTTGCGTAGCTGACCAGTGAAATACCATACATCGAATGGCAAATTTTCGCGATCCGATCTTTTGCCGCTTGAGTCCTCAGTCCATACCTCGTCCGAGGGGCGCGGCCCCTCCAACAGCACGGCGTCTATCTGGTCGTCAAGATACCCCGGCTGCCCCTTCAAATCTTCGATAGATTTACGGGTGAGTTGGTCAAACTCGAAAATGAAATCGCCTTTGTGCACGTCATCGCCGCACGCGGGATCAGGGAAAACACGATCAACCGGGATGCATTTCGTGGCCGGTCGGATTTTCTCAATTACCTGCACCCCGCCATCCGTGACTTTCCGATACTTGACCCTTTCCGGCATCGGCCCCTTGAGCACACCCGTGCCGACGCGCGCCATGTCATCCACGCACTGACGCGCCTCGCGGATGAATCCACCCTCGATAGTCCAGTCATCAATACGTTTCTGCGCTTTCGCGGCGCTCTCAACCGCCTGCGCCATGATCTGCATGGCCAAATCGGATTCTTTGACCGTGTTACCGTTTACCGCAACCGTTTTATCGCTCTGCGCCATCTGCGCGAGTTCCGGCACCGGGGTTGGCTTGAGCGCCCACGCCCGGCCAATCACTTGCAACCGCATGCTGATGAGTTTGGAGGCGAATGCGTTGCAGTACGGCTTGGTGATGTTGAGCACCACCGTTGATCGATTGTCGTCCACCCTTGGCATAGCCATGCCCGCGGGCCGCTGTGCATACGGATTGGTATTCGCGTGCCGCGAGGCGTCGTCTATCCCGTTGTACGCGTCATCGTCCTCGCGCCACATATCTTCGATGCCGCTTTGCCGGCGGAACTGAATCGCCGCCCTGCGCTTTGCCGCCAGTTCCCGGCCCAGCGCATCCAGTCTGTCGTTACGCTCGGCGCGCACGCGCTCTTGCTCTGCCTCTATTGCCTCTATCTCGTCCGCTGTGAGCGTGACTGTGCCATCAGGTGTTTCTACGATCACCTGTTGAGCCATGTCATTCATCGGTTACATCCCCAGACCGGGGTCGAGCGGGATTGCGGGCCGCGCTTTCGGTATCAAACTCATACCATCGTCGTTGTGTATTTTGTCCACGATCACAGCCAATCCTCTAAATGCGTCGGCGCCGTGCGAATACTCATCATGCACAGGCGCACCCGGTTCGTTTGTCGTCACCGGGATTGCTCGCCGGTATTTTTTTAGGCACTCGACCAGCCGAGCCGCCTTGATTTCGTCAATGTACACGCGCGCGAACATCGCCCGCGCCGCGCGGATGCCTACCTCCACATCGCCGCGCGGGATAACTTTTACCCGACGCCCCAGCCCCTTGAGCACCATTTCATCGCTCTTGCCCGTTTGCCGCGCTGTCTGCGCGCCATCGTGCGGCAGGTAATCCGTACCCCATGCGTACCGCCGCTTTTGCAACTCAGCCACCCATTGCGGCACCGTGACGAATGAATCCTCGATGTATTCGATGATCGTCACTTCGGCGCGCGTTTTTTGCAGCATTATGATGCTGGTCTGATCGTTCCAGCCCAAATCCCACACGGTATGCACCGGTAGTTTGGGGTTGTATGGAGATCGCCCGATGCGCCCATCCTCCATCATCGCAATCACCTCGCGCCCGTAAATCGCGCCCGATACCACGGTGCGGCACTCGCCATCCCACACGTTACGGTATTCGTCCGGGTCTGCGCGCTCCAGTGTTCGCCGCTCTTGCTCCAACACGGCCGGAAACCACGGGTTATCCCGGTAGCTCACCTTTTTGACCCAAGAATTCGCCGGCGGATGAACAACGAACCGCTGATACGTGTCGTCAGAATCAAGTTCCGGGTTAAATGTAACCCAGATTTCCGAATGCTCGGCCCGAATCGTGGGAATGAGAATCCCCCACGATTTTTTGCTCACCGCCTGGGCTTCCTCCACCCAGCAAATATCGACACCCTCAAACGATTTAATCTTCGCCGCATCAAGCGCGCGCAGGCCGCAAAACAAAAATTCCGCGCCGTCCACGTGCGTGATAGATGCGTCCTGCACTCGAAAAAAATCCTGCACACCCAACGCCGCTATCTGATCCACCAACAGCCGGTGAACCGAATCGCCGATGGTGCGCATAATCTCGCGTGCGCACAACACCCGTAACGGCTCGCGCATCGCCATCAGGATCAACGCGCGGGCAAACGTCCACGATTTCCCTGACCCCCGCCCGCCGTACGCCACGTAATACCGGAACCTCGGCCCATCAGCCAGCAGCGGTAACAGAGCTTTCGGGCACTCCGCGTTGATGTTCAGGGCGTCATTTCCCGGTAACGTTGATGGTCACGGCGCGCGGCAACTCCTTGCCATTCGTAGTCAAATCCGTTCGCGCGAGCTTGGGAATGTGATACTCAATCGCTCGCAAGAAAATGTCCGCCGCTTTTGCCGGGTCTTCGCCCGCGACTTGATCTAGCCAAGTCTCGAACTTCCCTACATTGCGCTCCGCTATCAGGGCAATCGCGGCGCGCACGTCCTGACTTGCCTTGTTCGGAACACCGGCTTTACGGCCACCGGTTTTTACGCCTTTCATCTATTACGCTCTATTGTAGACGTTGCGCACAGCATCATCCTCCGCGCATCTCTCTCGGCCTGCGCGCGGGGTAACCTACCGTCGAATTCCATAATCGCGGCCCGCTCCTCGTATTCCTCGCGCTCGGTATCGGTCATACGGAAATCCCAATTTGTTCAAATAAATCAATGTTTTGTCTGCGCATTTGCTCGATCACCACATCATCGGGCATTTTCGGAACGCGGCCATTCGCAGGGACCGGCGTAACCATCTCGAACCCACCAGGCACAGCAAAAACCTTGCTCCAACATCCCCGCGACTCCATGTAGTCGAGCCATTCGCTTGCTGTCACACCCACCCCATCGCTTTTGCCGCGCCGGCCACCGCGATAACGAGCGTCGCCACCGCAATCAGGCTCGCGCGAACCCATTTCGCGATATTGCACACTGCATCGATGTGCTGGTCAATTTTTTTGGCCACCACGACCAGCCCCGTCTCGGAAAACAGCGCCGCATCAATTTTTTGCAGCGTGGCATCCACCGATTTGCGCCATTCGCATGTCGCTTTTCGATGGGCCTCAAACTCACCGCGCGCAATCGGTTCATCCGGCGTGCGCTCTACACGCCGGCGGCTGGGCATGCCCGGCTCCCACGGCTGGGCGGCTATCACTGTTTCGGTGCGGCTGTAGACTGGTTTCTGCATTTATGACATTTGGTTAAAGTTGTTAAGTTGTTGATTATTAACGTTTCTTCGTTCTTGATTTTGTCTTACATATCGCTCATAATACCCACATGCTCAATCTCGAGCACCGCCCACCCCCGGCGAGTAGGGGACGGAGAAATAAAATGTTAACTTGCTACGAATGTGGCAAAACGATTATGGGCGCGATCAAACAGGTCGGCGTAGTCTCTATGGCTCGCGGGACTGGATTCGACTACGCGAAAAACAAATCATGCGACATCGATTTCCCCAAAGCTTTTCACCAATCTTGCTACGACAAAAAAGAGGCCGCCGCGATAAAATTTCTAGCCTCCGGGCAATCGGTGGTGCAATCATGACCACATCACACACGCCCCAAACCATCAATGACGCAGATTACGAAAAATGCTCAGGCGAGGCGTCACGGGAATTTCAGTCCGGACAAATACATTTTTCAGAATGGAACCGCCGACACAGCGCGGCCGTCCGAAAATATTTCGACACTCTCGCCGCCATGCCCGCCGCCGCCCTAGCCAAAGCGAAGGGCAAATGATGAAACCAAACCGCATCCCCGTTGGCCGCAAAAAATCCGGCCGCAAACCAATCCACGGCGCAGCCATGACCTCAGTAACCATGCGCCTCAATACTCAAACCATCCGCCGCTGCAAGGTGCTCGGCAACGGCAATATCTCAGCCGGCGTGCGCGCTGCCGTGCAGATCGCCGCGGGCGTGC